CGTCCGACAAACGCAATCTATACTGCTTATTTTTCACTTCACCGTCATCTCTAGGCGGTCTTCCACGTCTGTTCACTCCTATATTCACCTCCAAATCTTAAAAATTTCTTCTGTGATATGGCATATTTCTGCGGAATATTGGAATATATGTATACTCTGCACGAACGTAAAAGTCCATATGACATCGATAATCTGTCACCTTTATAGACTTTCCAGGCTCAACGACTTTAGATAAACTTCCGAAAAGTTCCCTTAATCGTTCGGCAAATTTCTTCATAGCTTCCTTAACTCTTTCCCACACATCACATAATGTCCGTAAAATATCATCATATTCCATTCTGTTACCTCCAAATTTTACCTGTTTTACAGTCTTTTATAGCAATTCTTCCTTCAATATGAAATCCAGCCAACTCGCATATAGTAAATATAGTATTTAAAAGCTTGTGAAAACGTTCTTCATCCTCTGGCGATGTCTTACTTTCAATCTGTGCTTTCTCTACATTATTTATTGCACTATACGCAGTTGGGTCCGGATAACCTTCTGGATTTCTGTAACCGAACCCACTAATCATACGCATTTACTTCTCCTTAGCCAATTATTTCTTTGTCCTTCTTTTCTCTGTCTAACTCGTTCATGAGGTTCTCAATATTCACATTTCCATGAACTACGTATAACATCATTTTGTAGCCTCCAATTCTATTTTTTCGTTACACTGTGGGCAAGTTATATACTTGATTTCTGTAGCCAAAGGATACAAATTATGTGGATGCCCGATTTCTATATCTTCTTTTTCATAACTGAATAAACATCCACACGATTTGCAACTGATTTTCTCTTTGGTTCCGGGTTTAATAATTTCAATCATTTACGCTTCCTCCAATTCTCCAAAATGTTTTTCATATGCTTCCAAATCATAACGCATAAGATATTCTTTAGCTTCTTCCTCAGACAATGCGACTGCACAATTTTCATAATCTGTTTCATATGTCAAAAGCCAATGATTTTTTAAACTTTTGAATATCTTTACATTTTTTCCACTATATCTGAGAGTCATATTAAGCATCGTTCTGACATATTTGTATTCACATTTTGTTGTTATCAGCTCCATTTTGGTAGTATCATATTTTAAAGCATTAATTACAAATATCATTTTTATTATCTCCTCGCTTCAGAATTCTCCATATCGCTTACTTTACCACTTTCTTTCACAATTCCACGAAATTCAACTACTTCTTCAGAGAGACTGACAAAATATCTTTTTCCTTGATATTCCACAATATCTCCGAAGTAGTTGATATCCATTTCTGGTCGTGAAGCATATGCAAGAACATTAATTTTTGTAGTTCGATTCACTATCTTTTCCTTTCTCTATCCATCTTCACATCAATTGCTTTCTGCATATCTTCTGGTGAGATATTAAAAATGGACTCCAGAAGTTTCAAGCAAATATAAGCATCTGCCATCTCTTCTATGAGTCCAATTCTGTCACCATAACCTCTAATTTGTTTGCTAACCTGCTGTGTGAGTTCTGCAAATTCCTCCATAGCAATAGTGCAATTCAATTTCCAAGGTCTCTTATTTATGCTATTTCGTATAGCTCTTCTTCGCTCTTTATCAGAAAGTTCGATATTACTGTTTAAACCTTGAATAAATTTACTCCTGTTCATTCTCCGGCTCCTCTCTAAATTTTTCTTCCATCTCATCCAATTTGCTTGCAGCCTGTAATAGACACAAACAAAATACGCTGAGAATAGATCCACTACCAAATCCTAAAAAGAAATTAATCATTCTTTTCACCAGCTTTCTTTAATTGTTCCGCTGCCTCTTTTCTTGCATCATATTTGAAAATATCTATCTCTTCAAACTTATTATCTTTCTTAGCAAAGAAGCGGTTAATCTTAACCTTTTCACCGTTTGGAGTAATCACATAAAATACACCAACTGTGTCAAAGTCTCCATTTTTTTCTGTATCATATAAGAAAGCTTCACAATATACATAAAATGGTTTAGTTGACGGCACATAAGGCATACTAATAGGAAACATCTCATCCATAATCTTGTCAGCTAATCCGCTATGATATGTACTGTTCGGATCATGAATGCTCACACATACAGTCCTTGCTACATCGTTGTAACTAATTGAGCCATCTTCTTTAACATGCTTGAACAGAGAACTCATTCGTTTGCACTGAATTGATTTCTCTCCATTTTTCTCAAAACTAACACCGGCATCCCAAATATCATCAGTATCTACAATTGGTGTTAATGGCTTTCCTGCAATTAAGCGGTTAAGAATATTTCTAGTAATTCCAATAATACTCATACCACTATGTTCATCCTCCATAAGACTGTTAAATGCCTTCAATGCACTTCTGTAGCAAGCACAGCCATACTCAGAAAATCCGTCGCCATCATCACCAGATTTCTCACGTTCACAAGCCAACTCCACCTCATTTTCAGCCCATAAATCCATAGATGTCTTTTTTCTACAAGAATATAAAGATACATTCCTGTCATCGATATAAACATTCGCGAATATCTTTCTTGTATCTCCACCGAACTCTGTAATAATTTCCGGAAGATTCTCATTAACAGCGTCAAAGACAAGCCCTTTCTCTGAGCACCAGTCAACAGCCGCCTTCGTCTGCTCCTCGTTTCTACAAGTCCAAAGAATAACCTTATCCCCGTTTAACTGGCAATTCATAAGAAAATCAATAAGTTCCATATTTGGCTCGCCGATCTCAGGGTATTTGTTCTCACATAAAGTTCCATCAAAATCTACTGCAATAATGTTCTGTTTCATTTCTTTTTCTCCTTTCAGTTTTCAATCCATTCGTTATCGATATAGTAAAAACCAAATACGCATAGTCCGATAACAATTATCCAAATCACCCAGAATAACCATAGTTCCCAATCGCTTTCCAAATAATCAACAGTTTCTTCAATGGTGCTGTTTTCATAAAATGAAGAATTATCAGATATGGTTTTATCCCGTAATTCAGTAAATATGGTTCCTATATATTCCGTATCAACTCCATAATACTTATGCCGGACATGACTTGATTCTTTTATAGTGTCAATATGTTCGGTACTTGGAAACTCTACTTTGTTCGATGGGAAGATGTGTCCTAAAAATGTAATTTCCGAACATCTTTGTTCTTCGCTTCCCGCATAGTCCCAAGACCAATAAGTTTCAGTTTTGGTATGTGTCTTTCCTTTAGAATCGGTTGTAGTGACGGTTCGTGTATGCATATTGTAATGTTCCTCTATTTTTTCTATATACATATACTCCCCGTTAATTTCTGGATATGAAACAGTATCCACAGCCTTCAAATCTCCATAAACGAACGCATAACCGACGTTGGTTATCATCCCATATTCAAACAGCTCAGAGCTTTCGATTTTAATAGCTTTATTGTACTTTTCGTTCCGATCCAGAATATAGTTTGAAATTCTCCCAGAAATCACAAAACCAATAAGAAGCATCATTGCGATTATGGATATACTTGCCAGAATCTCACGCTTAGTAATTTCAAAATCTCCAAAATCAAAGCCTCTATTTTTCATGACATCAATCTCCAAATAAATTTTGAGGCGCATCTACAGGAGCACCATAATCAAGGTACTGATACTGCTGCGTTTCATATCCCAAAATATTTAAAAAGAATCGAGTAGGAAATTTTCTAACATAGCGATTGTATTCTTTAATCTGCTTGTTATAATTTTCTCTATATTCGGCGATTAAATTTTCAGTAATGGACAATTCATTCATCAGTTCCTTGTAATTTTCATTGGATTTTAATTCTGGATATGCCTCTGTAACAGCCGTTATTGCAGTGGTTACATTTTCAAGGTTGGTTGTTTTCCCTCGACCTTCTACAATAGCCGTAAGAGTTTCTGCCTCATGCTTATCGTACTGCTTAACACAATCAGCCAGATTATATACAAGATCGACTCTCCTTTTTTCCTGTACCTTGATGTCAGAATCAGCCGTATTGACCTGCTCCTCCATTGCAAATGCTTTGTTTTGTGCTCCTTGAATTCCAAAAATACACATAAAAATAACCGCTATAATTCCAGCGGCCACGATAAGTACCAGTTTCCAATTTTCTTTAATTGCTTTCATATTCTACTCATCCTCCTTAATAATCCCGATAAATTCCACTCGCTCTTCTGCCAGACTTACGAAATACCTTTTTCCCTTATAATCGACGATGTCACCCTCGTACTTATAATTCTTGTCCGGCTCCGAAGCATACGCTAAGATGTTTATTTTTGTCGTTCTATTCATAGCTCCTCCAAATATCAAGCTCCAGGTTGCATGGCTGATTGATCCGCATACTGCAATGCCTGAAGTTTTTTCTTCATATTGTCTAAAATATACTCGACTGTGATTTTCGTTGTCTGCGCCAGTTTTATATACTTAGAATGTTCCTCGTACCACTTGAATATCTCATAGAGATTTCCACTCTGCCAACTGAATGACCACCAATCGCAAATCATCTCGATGATGTAATCGTATGGCATTTCCAAAACGGTCTCCAGTTCGCCATCTTCCATATCATCATGAATAAGAATCCAGTGCTGCCAATGATGAGGATTTCTGTGAATATGAAGTAACCATGCTCGCTGATATCGCTGTACAACCTCATAAGAGCGATTATTTCCATAGAAATATGCATCGTATGCCTCATACTCATCCGGTTCGTTTTTAGACTGATCATGAGCAAATTCTGTATTCCACCA